TAGAGTATGGGTGAATACCTATCTTGGCGAGACTTGGGAGGAGCAAGGCGAACGGGTGGATGATCTTGATCTAGCAAATCGACGGGAAGAATACGGAGAACACCTTAACGACAAGGTTGTAATTATCACATCTGGTGTAGACGTTCAGGATGATCGGCTTGAGGTTGAGATTGTCGGATGGGGCAGATCAGAGGAGTCGTGGTCGCTCGATTACAAAACTATTTATGGTGATCCTTCATCAAGCACGGTTTGGCAGGATTTGGATTTCCTACTGAATCAGAATTTCAAGAAAGAGAACGGGAAAGAATTTCCAGTTCGTGCAGCGTGTATCGACTCAGGCGGTCATCATACTCAAGCGGTTTATAACTATGCAAGGGCAAGAGAAGGTCGACGATTCTTTGCTATCAAAGGCATCGGTGGAGAAGGCAGACCGATCATAACAAGACCGACAACGAATAACATCGGCAAGATAAAACTATTTCCTGTTGGTGTTGATACTGCCAAAGAAACGGTCTATTCGAGATTCAAGATCACTCAAGAAGGGCCGGGCTATTGCCATTTTCCAGATCATTATGACTCTGAATATTTCCGACAGTTGACCGCCGAGCAACAAGTTAAGAAGTTTCACAAAGGATTTATGCGTCGAGAATGGCAGAAAATGCGTCCGAGAAACGAGGCTTTGGATTGCCGAGTCTATGCAACGGCTGCTCTTGCTATTCTGAATACCAATCTGGAACAACTAGCTGATCGATACGAGAAGCAATCCGTTTCTGTCGTTCCAGAAAATGAGGTAAAAGAAATAGTGCAAGACAGAGTTATGGTACAGCGTCCCGTCAGGCGTTCATCTAAACCAAACGGATTTGTCAATTCGTGGAGATAAAATGGCTAATTTGTTCGAAGTAACTGAATCTCCAACAGTCACGCCAACTAATATTATTGTTGGTGATTATCTGTTGTGGAGGCGAAGTCTAGGCGATTATCTCAACTCGACATACACAGCGACCTATGTTGCGAAAATTGCAACTGGCTCGGCCTCTGAGATTCAAATCGTAGGTACAGCCTATCAGTCTGATTATTTATTTACAGTCACCAGTTCAACTTCATCTGCTTTTACTGTCGGGTCATATCACTGGCAGTTGGAAATATCGACTGGTGCGAATCGTCGTGTAATTGAACGTGGAACATGGAGTATTCTGCCCGATCTTGATAACTCTAATGCTGATCCACGTTCTCATGCTGATATTATGATAACAAAGATTGAATCTCTGTTATCTGGACGAGCGGATGCAGATGTTTCAAGTTATTCAATCAATGGTCGATCAATTAGCAAACTATCAATCGCAGAATTAATCGAATGGCGAGATTATTATAAGTCAGAGCAGGTAAAAGAACTGCGTGAATATAGAAAACAATCTGGTCAATCGACGGGTTCAGTCATTAAGGTGAGGTTCTGAAATGGGACTTTTAGACATCTTCAGAACTAAAAAACAGGTTTCAGTTCGTCGTCACGAGAAGCGTTCTTACACGTCTGCATCAACAGGTCGGTTGTTTGCTGATTTTGTAGCAAATACTCTAAGTGCGGATTCTGAAATTCGCCCGGCATTGCGTCCTGTTCGTGATCGTTGCCGTGATGTTTCACGCAATAATGATTATGCGGCTCGCTACATTCAGATGATTATCACTAACGTAGTCGGTGCAACTGGGGTCAGAACACAGGTTCGCGGTCGTAATTCTGACAAATCTTTAGACACAGTCGGCAATCTCATTATCGAACGTAATTTTGATAAGTGGGGAGCCAGAGGCGTCTGCACGATGGATGGCAAAATGTCTTGGCTTGATTGCCAAAAGATGTTCATCAGTAATGTTGCAAGAGATGGCGAATGCCTTGTTCGATTCATCGAGACAAAAGAAAATCCGTATGGGTTTGCTTTGCAGTTTATTGAATCTGATTACCTCGACGAGCAATACAACATGAAGGCGACACTTAATGCGAACGAGATTCGTATGGGTGTGGAAATCAACGAGTTTGGTCGCCCAGTTGCCTATTGGCTCTTAGAAAATCATCCCGGCAATACAATCTACGGCAAGACGGCAATCGTAAAACGAACCCGAGTCCCTGCTGAAGAGATGCTGCACCTGTTTATTGCTGATCGGGCTGGTCAAACTCGCGGCTTCCCTTGGATGGCAACTGCTCTGACGCGACTAAAGATGCTTGATGGATACGAGGAAGCAGAATTGGTTGCTGCTAGGACAGCGGCTTCCAAGATGGGTTTCTTCACATCTCCTGATGGTGACGGCTATTCTGGCGTCGATACGGAGGATTATAACACTCCGATCATGGAAGCATCGCCCGGCACTTTTGAGCAGTTGCCGAAAGGAATGGAATTCACACCATTCGATCCACAGCATCCAGTCTCTGCATTCGGAGATTTTGAAAAGGCTGTGCTGAGAGGCATCGCGTCTGGTTTAGGAGTTTCTTATGTCTCACTGGCTAACAATCTCGAAGGCGTATCTTATTCGTCAATTCGACAAGGCACGATGGAAGATCGGGATCATTATAAGGTTCTTCAACAATTCATGATCGAACATTTCATTGATCCGATTTACAAGAAGTGGCTGACAATGGCGATGGCAACTGGTGCGATTCCATTGCCGATCACAAAGTTCGATAAGTTCGCTGACAATCTTGTCTATCGTGCAAGAGGATGGAACTGGGTTGATCCTCAGAGAGAAATTAACGCTCATGTAATAGGACTACAGAACGGCATCATAACTATGCAAGACATCGCGGCACATTATGGTCGTGATGTTGAAGAAGTGTTTGAGCAAATTCAGGCTGAGAAAGAACTTGCTTCTCAGTATGGAGTGCAGACAGCGTTCCAGCCATTCGGTCAAAAACTTCCTGCTCTACCTATAGTCGAGGGTGAAAATGGCACAGTATAAAGGGATTGAGATAAATCTAGTTCCGACTGATGCGATGGTCAGCGAGGCTGAACGTGCTCTTGCTTGGCGTAGAGAATTTGGTCGAGGTGGCACTGAAGTTGGCATTGCTAGAGCAAGGGATATCTCAAACAAGGTTGATCTGTCTCCAGACACAATTCGTCGGATGACTTCTTTCTTTGCTCGGCATGAAGTTGATAAAAAGGCTGAAGGATTCAGGCAAGGCGAAGATGGTTATCCGTCAAACGGTCGGATTGCTTGGGCATTATGGGGCGGTGATCCCGGCAGAACATGGGCTGAAGGAAAGGCTAGTAGGATGGACAAGATTGATAAGCAAGGCAGAGCAGCACCAGATGAACTTAAAACTGGTGATTTCGTTCAATGGGATTCTTCTGGAGGTACAGCTAGAGGGCAAATCGAACGTATTATTCGTGAAGGTAGTCTGAATATCCCAAACAGCAGTTTTTCAATCGATGCCACTGGGGATGATCCAGCAGCCTTGATCAGAATTTATCGTGAAGGTGATGATGGTTATGTAGCGACTGATACGCTTGTCGGTCACAAGTTTTCAACACTAAGCAAGATTCCTGATCTCCGTTATTATCACGAAGATGAAATGAAGAAAAAAAATAGTGATTTTGTCGTTGATCAAGCTGGGGTATATCCAAAAGATGTACAAATGAGGCATGGCACGATGGAACTTGAAAAACGACACATCATTGATGTTGCAGAAAGTGACAAGGCTTACGTCATTACTTTTGCAAAGGCAGAGGCAGAATATCAGGAAGAGCCAGAGATGGAACTTCCAAGGATGGACCATGATGATGATGATGAAATGCCAATGACTGATCCTAACAATATGCAAAAGTCTTCTGGGTCGGGAACTGAAGTACGTCATCGCGGCTACGATATGAGTGCATCTCCAATCAACGAGGAAGAGCGGAGAGTTCAGATTGCAATGTCATCTGAAAAACCAGTCGCTCGTTCGTTTGGTGTAGAAATCTTGGATCATGATCCAAGTTCTATTGATATTTCGTTTCTCAATTCAGGCAGAGCACCTTTGTTGCTTGACCATGATCCTGAGAAACAGATCGGAATCATCGAAGAAGTACGGATCGATGGCTCGGCTCGTGTGATGCGAGCGACTGTACGCTTTGGAAAAGGTGTGCTTGCCAGTGAAGTATTCAACGATGTAGTTGGCAAAATTCGGCAAAATATTAGTGTCGGATATCAAGTCAACAAAATGGTTCGTGAAGATGGGGGAGACGGGACGGTCTTTCGCGTTAACAAATGGACTCCAATCGAAGCGTCTATTGTATCACTGCCGGCAGATTCATCTGTTGGTGTTGGTCGGTCTATTGAAATCATCTCAACCCCAATTCAGGAGATTAAAATGAGTGAAGTACATCAGGACGAAATCCGTTCTGCAATCGTAAAGCAGAATGCAGAAATCATTGAGACAGGTGCTCGTCTCAACAAGCGTGACATTGCTGAAAAGGCAATCGCCCGTGGTCTGTCGCTTGAGCAGTTCCGTGGTGAATTGATCGAATCTTTTGGCAGCACAGCACTTGGCAATGGCACACACGAAGTTGGCTTGAACAAGCGTGAGCGGTCTTCTTATTCGTTGATGAAGGCGATCAATGCTCAGGCTCGTCAGGATTGGTCTGAGGCTGGTTTCGAGCGTGAACTGTCCGACGAAATTAGCAAGCGTGTAGGTCGCACTGCTCGCGGCTTCTACGTTCCATCGGACATGGCTTGGTCGAAGCGTGATGTCATCTCTGGCACAGCAACTAGTACATCGAAGGGTGGCAACTTGATCGGTACTGATCAGCGTGGCGACCTGTTCATCGATGCTCTGCGTGACGCACTTGTCACTGCTGGCCTCGGTGCAACAATGTTGACTGGTCTTCAGGGCAACGTAGCCATTCCAAAACTTGCAACCAAGACGACGGTTGCTTTCGTTTCGGAAACAAGTTCGCCAACTGAAGGTGCTCCAGTATTTGGTCAGCTTTCGATGTCGCCAAAGACTGTTGCTGGTTATGTTGACATTTCTCGTCGTATGATCATCCAGTCAGACCCATCGGTCGAAGCGGTTCTCCGTTCTGATATACTGAATCAGATTGCCGCTAAAATCGATGAAGTCGCAATTAAGGGCGGCGGTGCAAACGAGCCAACAGGTATCCTTGGCACAACTGGCATCGGTGCAGTTGCACTCGGCACAAACGGCGGTGCTCCAACTTGGGTTATGGTCAACGCACTGCAAAGGGCTGTTGATGTTGCCAATGCCAATACGGGTGCATTGTCCTACCTCACCAATCCAAAGGTGACCTCAAAACTCCGCACAACTGGCAAGCAGTCGTCTGGCGTTGAAGGCAACTTTATCCTCGGTGAGGTGAACACTCTCCTCGGCTATGGCATTGCCGCTACAAACCTTGTGTCATCGACACTCACCAAAGGAACGAGCACAAGCGTTTGCTCGGCTCTCATTTATGGTAACTTCAATGAGTTGGTTATCGGAATGTGGTCAGGGGTGGACATCGTTGTTGACACGGCATCCCTTTCGACTGCGGGTGGTCTGCGTCTCGCATTCTTCCAAGACGTTGATGTTGGTGTCCGTCATGCTGAGTCGTTCGCGGCTTGCCAAGACATTACAACGACCTAATCGGTCTGACATAACGAAGATTAGGGACGGCTCACACCGTCCCTTTTTTATTAATCTTCATCTGTTTCAATTTCAGTAATCCACTCAAGCATAACGAGAGGGCCGTGAATGTCTCTTGTAGGACTGTCGAGCCAAGCAGAGTCAATCTCGTTAAATCGAATTATCTCTGACATTGAAAGATCATGTCGATTGAAGTCGAAACATCCTTCAAAGGTATCAAGATCGTAATCGTCAGCAGTTGATTGTCGACCTGCAAAATCTTTGATGCGTTTAATGAAATCAGCCTCATCCCAACAATACCATATTTCTTGTGGGCCGCGATGAGGGCGGTCAATAATAATCAAGCCGTCTTTGAAAGGCGAGTTCTGATTGATTGTGTATTTTGTCATTTTCTTGTTTCCTTTTATGTCAATCTGCAAATTTTTGAGTTTTTAACTTCCATGTTACGCGATAGCCGCCTTCAATCTTTTCAATTTTAGGATTGTTTTTAAACTGACAAACCGCAATATGTTCGGCAGATTGCCGATCTTTACAGTTAACGCCTATTCTTTTCTTTTCGTATGTTCCACCGATATAAGCTATGACTTCATACCATTCATTAGTTAATAGCAAACAATCTCCGCTTTCAGCATCATTAACAAAATAGCGTTCGCCACCTGTTTCGCGTTCATTTGGGTTAGCGTGATCAATGAAGATTTGGTATTTGCCGAATTGCCATGATGGGCAAACATCATGACGCCATGAAGTGTCTATCCAATCGTTTGGAATAAGTGGAAGCGTTGTCACATCATATTCTGGAAATGCGGTGTTAATCATTTTGTATCTCCGTTTGCTTGTTTCGCTATAATCAAATTATACAGTTTCTCAGATCGTGTAAACAAAAAAAATGATATTTTATAAATTATTTTTATTAAATTTAATTCGGCAAATTAATTCGGCAACTTGTCGGTGATCTCCGAATTATGTAATGTGCTATTGGAATCGTTAACAATTTAATTCGGAAGCAAAATGATAGATATTCGACAGATCGAAAACTCAAGATCAGGTCGCTCAGTTGCAATCCTTGGCGGTGGGACATCACTGCTGCAAGACATTTATCGATTGCCAGAGGATATAGACCTTATCGGGGTGAATCAACACGCATTGCTTTTGCCTTTGGATTTTGTTGTGTTCCTCGATCATGCAATCTGGGAACTAGTCAAAGATCATCCATGCTTAAAAGTATCGCACCACAAGATCGATCATCCAAAGATGGTTTGGTCAGGTGTTTGTCCTGACTACGGATTATCTGGTGCAGCGGCACTTTGGATTGCTGAGTTTTTAGGATATAACGAAATCAAGGTATGCGGCTTTGATTGCTATGCACAGAAGCGTCGATATTGGCACTCACCTGTGGATGAAAATTTTAAGGCAAACGCATATCAGAATGATATACGGATTTGGGATTTGGTTCGCACTCATCTGAAATATCCAGAGCGGATCAAGTTTATGTCAGGGCCAATGATGGAGAAGTGGAAATGAAGATTGAGATAACAACACCGACATTTGTAAAAGGCGATTTTGCGAT